CTCTTTTACTATAAGTCTGCCCTCAATATCTTTAACAGATTCGTAAATCTCTTCTTTGAATGACAGGAGATTAGAGAGTGGGAAACCAGTAATACAACTGTCATATCTAGAGGCAACTACAGTGTCTTGAAGTTCAAGAGTGTAATGCACAACAGTCTTGCCCTCCAATATCGCTTGGGCTCCTAAATGCACCAACACCATTGATTTACCGGCACCCGTAGGAGCCACCACAACACCCAATTCTTGGCGGCCGAGACCACCGCCACATATCTTATCAATATCGTCCCAACCGGTTGTTACTGGCTTTCTGAAGCGGGGCTTGTATCTCTCTTCAAAGTCAGCAAGATAGTCATGACCAAAATTATTTTCGGAACCCAATACTAGTGAATCATTTATAATCTTAGATATTTCATCGAAGGAGCAGGACTGAAGCAAGCCGACAGACTTCATCATTGCTTCTTTCAGATTTTGTTTTCTGCAGAAGTCCAGTGAAGTTTCCTTAACATAGTCGGCATCACCATCAATATCTTTTGTCAGAATCTTGGTAAAATATTCTTTTACCTGTAATCTAACAATCTCATCTTCGTCTTCTAGCTCAGTGTTCAGGATTGATGCAACAGCATTAGCAGATGGGTGTGAGCCGTACTTGTCGCGATAACTAACTATTTTTCGTGAAAATACCCGCAGGTATTCCAGTTCCAAAAAATTTAGATCCAGCACCTCAGTAATCTGATCCGCAAACGGTCGATCTTGGTAAATCAGTTGAACTAGGTTTTCTTGAAATGATTTACCATAGTCTGCGAAATTAGGCTTACTTTGCAAAGTTGCTCCCGTGAGTTAATAAGTATAACTGAGTTTTCTGTAAAGTCAACTTAGAAACAATCAATTTTAATTCGATTCATATTTGTTTTTAAGTCTTCCCAATTTAATTCACCGAATCCATCTTCCATCATTTTTCGATAGATTTCTAACTGGTTGAAATTGCATTCAAAGTTCTCTATTGCATTGTCAACAAACTTCTTAGATTGAATCGAGAGTTGAGGAGAATAAAGTTGCATCATTTTGTAATTATGTTCGATCACTTGACGACCGTCAATAATATTTGTGAAGAATTTTAACTTACTATCTGCATTTTCACAGAATAAGATTACATCATCAATTGTATAATCTTTCTCGGATGCTAAAAACGATAATCTCTTCTTAACAGAAACCACACCCGCACCCTTGATGCCGGGCAGGTTATCTGATGAATCGCCAATAATAGAACGAGCCAAAGCCATATTAGAAGGGTGCACACCAAATGTTTCAATTACTCTTTTGGTATTCATAACCTCATCAACTGTTGGGCGATACAGAATAGTGTCTTCGTCACAAAGCTGCAGGAAATCCTTATCGTTTGAAATGATAACCTTTTGCCAGTCATCATAATGACTCATTCTAGTAACATATGCTATTACATCATCAGCCTCAACTTCTGGAATCATTATCTGAACAATCGGCAACTGGTTGATGTAATCAATTGTCCTGCTTTGTTGCCATATCTTATTCTGTAAAATCTCATCTTCTGTAAGATTTTGCACAGAACGATTTAGCCGCAGAGGCTTACGGCCGGCCTTGTAGTTTTTATCCATGCTTCGCCGTTTACGGGAACCATTTGGGCCATCCCAAACAACAACAACAGAATCTGGCTTAGTCATTCTCACAAGTTTCTGTAAAATTTTAAACGACCCTTTAATGCCTCCAATTGGATCACCATTGGTGGATAAGGATGGATCAACGATATATGCTCTCAAAAACATATTTAGTGCATCAATAATGATCACACGATTTTTATCTGTTTTCATAAAAAAACCCTCCGACTGATTTATTATAACCAATCGGAGGGCCAGAGTCAAGTATTTTCTTTACTCTTTTACGGGAACTGTTATATCTTCTGGATCTTCATAAAACTCTTTTGCATTCCCTTGCCGCTGATCGAACTTTTGTACGATCTCTTCGTCCATCACCTTGAGGACACGATTCTTAAACTCCTCATCGGAGGTAATAATGCTAGTCCACTTAGATGGTTGAAACTTTTTAGTATATCCATCAGGAGTGGCGAATGTATACCATGCACCTGCGGAAGTTAGGTGTTCCGAACCTTTGATTGCATCAAACCAAGACTCCTCGTCTCGGATTCCAACATCGTCGGTGCCCCACATGATACGGAAAGCACACGAACGACCTTGAGTACCAAAACGAGACTTCTCAAGTTTCACCTTAACTTCGGAGCCAATACGGAATCCTCGCTCATCTTCAATAAATGCTGACTTTGCTTTACGGCCAGTCAACCAAATACGAAGTGAATAAGCATAATGCATTGCCTTACCACCGGGGGTGATATAAGGTGTCGTCATCGCTATTTGTCGGGCCATCGGGCCCTGTGGAATATTTGTCTTCAACTGATTGAGGACAATAAATGTTGCTCGCTTATCCGCAATAGGGATAACAAGCTTTGACATTCCCTTCGCGAGAATGCGGGCTTTGACAGCCATTGATGACTGAGGGTTGAAATCTCCCTCAACATCTGAAATTGATGGTGTAAATGCCAACGAATCCCAAATAAATACTAGTTGTTCGTCGGTTGCACCCAATAGTTCTTCGATAGTCTCAAGCACAAACTCCACAGAGGATGCTTGCACATACATAAGACGGTCTAAATCACACCCTGCTCGTTCCAAGAACATTGGATCGATAGCAGACTCAGAGTCGAAATAAACAACCATCTTGCCCACCTTCTGGGCATTTGCGGCAATCTGTGTTGCCATATAAGATTTACCAGTTGCTTCTAATCCTGCAATCTCGGTAATCTTACCAACTGGGATGCCAGCTACCTGACCCTTGGCAATGATAGAATCAAGCCAGCGAGATCCAGTTGGAATCCACTCCTTCACAGCAGTAGGGTTATCACCCGTCAGATTGTGTGCCACATTCTGCCCTGCTTTTTTATTTACAATCTTCATCAGATCCTGCATATCTACACGACCTGCTTTGGTGGCTTTTTTTCTAGCCATCATACAACCTCCTTGGAATAAAAGCAGCAGACTTTGACCGGTCTGCCAGCGGTTTCCCACACACTAAACTATTTACTTACTGCTCATAAGCTCGTCAAAAGCTTTATCGACATCGCTTGCGGAACTACTTTTTCCATACGCCGTAGTTTCACTGGACAAGGATTCTGCTGATGATGGGTTTACTAGTTGTTCATCGAGAATGGTGTCGATTTCTTCGGGTGTCTTTCTCTCAAAAAGAGAACCGAAATCTGGCATGCGATCGAGGAGGGCAGGGATCGCTTCCGTGTCTTCAAGCAGGGAAGATGTGTTTCGTCGCATCTTCATGCTAGTTTGTGGGTAAGCACCGGGTGTGGTAGGCTTAGTATAGGTTAGTGTAATGTCAGTGCCCTCTTGAGTGTCTGTGATGTCACCGTACTCAGGGTCAAGAATATAACCAAGAAGCAATTCGTATGCCTTCTTTCCATAACCATAGACCTTGATTCCTTCGCTTTCACGACCTCGCAAGACTACCGGTGAAAAATACCGTGCACGAACAAAAAGAGACTTGGCAAGCTTCTTGCCTTCATCGTCATTAGTCTCTGACGATTCCTTCCATACTGCAGATGCAAAATCACAGACAGGGCATCGCTCTCCAAAGTTTCGCTTGGGGCAAAGGATGCCGCCTTTATGTTCACCTACATTATAGTGAAAATACATTTCTTTTAGCGGGTCTCCATCCGCTGTTGGGACAATGCGAATATCTTGATCGCCCTCTTCAGGTTTAAAAAACAACGAGTCACCGTCTCGTTGACCTTCTCCTCGCAGAGAAGCAAGCTTCTTCCGCATTAGATCCATATTGATTGACATTAGTTTTCTCCTATTGTTGTTGTAAAGTATATCAAGCTTTCCTTGATATCTAATGTATCACTCTTGCTCTAGCTTGTCAAGAGTATTTTTGTTTGTTTGTGTCGCATTTGTATGGGCCACGACAAACCCAAAATCTGGTAATTCTGTTTCATAAATTGAGTATGAAATCTTCCGAAAAGTGTTTCTAGGTTTACTTTTCAGAATATCAACAAGTTTTTTATGAAGACCAACTTCCCCCTCAAGTCTTTCAGAATTTATACACATATAATAGCATAATTCCCGCTCCATGTCAAGGTCATAAAGCCACATTTCTGACAATTTTTTCATATCTAACATGCCGACGGAGCGAATGCGACTAATATCGCTTGGCTTAGACATATTACCGACATGCGGCTCAGTGTGTTCAAAATAATTTAAATAATGTACAGAAGAATGTATTGTCTCGTTTAGTGTATCGTAATAAGTCTTAAGGTTTATGGACGAATGTATTCTTTCAATACTCTCATTAGAAAAAATAGTGAACGATCTAAACTTACCGGACCTTGCATACTCTTGCAAAACACCAAACACGGTATTTTCAACCATTTTTGGAATACCGGTTAAAAGTTCAGTGTCTGGTTTGATGTAAAATACATCGATTTCTTTGTCTTTAATCTGCTCTAAAATTCCAAGACTGTAAATAGAGCTTAATGATGCTCCAGTAACAAAGACCTGTACTCTGTCTTTGAGATCAGCAAAAAAAGTGGTTAAATCCGGTATGTTTTGTTCATATTCTTCTGGATTTTCATACACATTTAATTTGTGTTTTCTTTTTGATCGCTTCTTAACTTTGCTGTTAAGGATATATACATCATACTGTGGAATGCTTGAAAATTTATAAGCGATCGCAGAGGCTGCATTGCCAATACCTACAATAGAAATCATATTTTTAACTCTTCCAAATCTTGGTAGTTTTTACCGGCACTTAAGTTTACCATGAATTTATCTAATTTGTTATTGGAAAATATCTCTTTAATTTCTGGCACTAAATCTCTGTCTTCATCCGATAGATCAATGGCGATTTCATCGTGAACAATGTGGGACACAAAACTTTTCTTATCTTGTAAGAATTTATCAATCTCTACTGCCCTGTCAATAACAAGATCTGATGTCGTGCTTTGTACAATATAGCTAAGTGCCCTTCTGCGATCTACGGAGATATTCCTACCAAAAGGAGTTGAAACCTCGCCATCTGAATAAAAAGTTTCAACAATAGCATCTCGATCGTAAATTTTAGATTGGATAACTTCAGAGTCTGGATTGTATAACCAGCCAAAGAACATTACCTTTGCATCGTCTCGATTTAAAGTCATATCATCTTTGCTAATCGAATTAAATACATTTGCAATGTTCCATGCATGAATATCGTCTTCGGGCTGTGGATGACCCAAGAGGGATAGAACTGTGCGGACTTCTGCCCCATTGTAGTCAAGTGACAGAAACCAGTCGTTGTGTGGCTTTACAATCCTTCTGAAGTCCTTTTTCATGGTCAACATTGGAAATGATGCTGGGTATGTGGCAAGACGGCCTGTAACAGTGCCAAAGAGGTTGTAATCAATAAACTTATTACCGTTTAATATTTTTTGTAAACCCAGACGGTTATTGGTAGATGTAAAAAGCGATTTACAATCAGAAGTTTGAATATTTAAATCTTGCTCTCTAATCTTGTGAAGTAATTTATATGATTTATCGAGGAAATTATAATTATCCGGTTTCTCCATTGTCGCAAAAATATATTCAGTTATTTTATTCTTTACTTCACAAAATTGAACCAATGAATCTTCAGGTATCAGATCAAAAATGCAATGTTCTCGCATGTTGATTTTGGCTATTTTGAAAGATTTGTGAAATGCTTCCATTTTTTTGATTGAAGATTTTAGTTCTTTCTCGTATTCAGGAGGGCATGAGTCTAATAAGTTCTTGCCACCATTATACAACCATGCATATTCTATATTTTCATCACGGATAGAGCCAGTGTACCGCCATGTTCTTGTTAGGCCCGACGGAATGCTTTCAAAATGAAGCCGACCATCGCAATACACACCTACACATTCCGTTTTGTCGTCAAGTGATTGAAAATACATTAATATCCTGATGTAGATAATGAACTGGAGGAGCCTTGAGAGGTTTGTTTTTCCTGTTCACTATCCATTGTAACATTGTTAATAAGGTCTGTCAAGGAGCCACTGTATGTATATGTTTGTGCCACGACCTTTTCAAATGAACTAATTGCTTTCGGTAGTCCTTTCATGCTCAACAAAGACATTGAATCGTTTATTATCTTTTTTTGTTGATGACTTTTTAATTTTAGTTTATTTTCTTTAATCCTAATACTCATATATTTCTTCAAAAAGTAATTGAAAGGATATTTTTTTGTAAATTGTTCAATTGTAAAATCTTCTGGGGTTACAATGGTTTGAATAGTTCGGTTATCCTTAGAGTTGTTACATATTTGTCTTTTAATGTAGGGCCGCTTAACAGCTTTATAAGTACTAAACATTAAATTTCTAAGACTGTTGACATCATTAATATAGGCCGGCCTATACCCTCTGGATAGAATATCGAAAGTGCTGGTAAAGTTGCACCTGCTAGTATTTCTTGCATATGTTAGCATTTCAGGAGAACCAATGTTTGCAACAAGTCTGAACGGATTTGATTTATCAACCCAAAAACCAAAACTTCTGCATGCATTAAGATAAAATTTCCAATTTGGACTTTCTTTAAAGTTCTTTATTTTTTCATCATCATTGGCAAAGCTCTGATCTGATATTTCAATCACTAAGCCCGACACATTCATAGGACAATATTTACTTTTTATAAATCCAGAAAATGTTAATGGCATTTCGTCTATCATCTTAGAAACAAAATTATCAAAAAACATATTAAATTGACCAAAATTATCAAATTTGATGTCCTGTTCCAAAACTTGTTCACTCATAACTTCGACAATTTTCTGCAAGTACTCTGAATAAAGTGTGCGAGGATCTTGATATGCTTTTGTAACCTCAAGGGTGCTAAGAAATTCATCATTTTGATTTATTTCGCCAGTTAATATTTTCTTTTTAAACTGTTTGTTAAGATCATTGAATGCCTGAACAACAAAGGCAGCAGCTTGTAAGCCGGTCTGCTCTGTATTAGTCTGTGATATTGTCGCCAGAGGCATACCAGAAGTGTCAAATATTATCGGTAAAAAGAAGTTATCGACTCGGCCGTAAAGATATCTCTCAGCGAAATAAAAATCTATTAGATTCTCATATTCACTTTCATTAACAATGACATCATAAAATATTTTTTTTGCATATAGAGATTTTGCTTTTCCATCGTTGTTTTCTTTAAATAAAATTGCCATTGTGTGCCCTCTTTTTTAGTTTAGTTAGTTGTTACACCCACGGTGTCAGGTACATCAGTTGCTCCGGGGATTGACACAGACACATCAGGTGTCGGTGTAGAAGAAACAGCACATTTTTGTTTTTTATTGC